CTTCGCTCAAAAATTTATTGATACGGATTCCGTTTTCTTCCATACTTTTCCTTTTCCTGTCATTATTCCATATGATTCTATTTTGTACAGCTTCAAATAACTACAAAAACGGAGACTTCAATTTGCTGGAAGCCTCCGTAGCATTCTGTTACTTTTTTATTTTAATAAATCGGTCTTGATATAACCTGTCTTATTCTTCCAGGTTACTTTTGTCCAGCCTTCTGCATAACTCATCACAACCGTTACCTTCTCTCCGGCATAGGCAACTCCGACTTTGTCTGCTGTCTCGCTCATGGAAGACCGGATGTTTGTTGTGTTGGAGAGCATGATCGTTGTGCCCTCTGTCAATGCTTCTGATGCCGCTGTCTCAGAAGCATTCTCCGGTGCTTCTGCTGATAAAAATTCACTCTTAATATAACCTGTTGTACCGTTGTAATCGACAATACTCCAGTCTCCTTCTGTACCAGTTCTGGTAAGTGCCGTTCCTTTTTCAACAGAGCCAAGCTTGTCTGCTGAGGTATCTGCACCTGACCGGACATTTACCTTGTCTATTGTATATACAGTTTCTGTTGTCTGTTCTGCCGGCGTTTCTTCCGCTGGAATTTCGTCTGTCGGAGTCTCCTCAGCAGGAGTCTCTGTTGCAGGAACCTCTTCCGTTGCAGGCACTTCTTCTGTACTCTCTGTTGCGTCTGCCACAATGGTATTACGCCACTCAGTAATTGCATTTGGAATAGTCGTTGCACAGAGATTCAACAGGTTCTCGTCTGTTGACAATGCAGCTTCGTATTTCTGCTGGATATCATTCTGTAATTCAATGACATCATCGCTGTTGTAGAAGTTCGTGATAAGGTTGCGGATGCTTGTATCCAACGCACTCTCCTGTCTGGACAGGTTGTACTCACTGTAAAGATTATCAATGTAAAGACTTCCATCGTCATTTGTTCTGACATAGAAGAAATAAAGCCCCGGTGCAGGTGTTTCCACTCCCATAAACTTCACATTCAGGCTGACATTTACCATATAAGAATTGCTGTCAAGCCCGGACTTTGTATAGCAGTTAATGTCCTGATACTGCTCAATGTACTGACTGATCAGTGTGATATAACTCTGCTCATTCTGTGTGATCGGTGTTGCCAGTGTCTGTAATGTGACAAGATCTCCGGATGCATAAGCAGTAAAGTAGCTGTTGATCAGCTCATTGACTGCCGGAACTGCATTTTCCTCATATGCTTCTTCTGTCACAACCGTCTCAGTAACCGCCACGTTATTATCGTCTGCGTTTCCGATTCCATTTCCCGTGAATTTCACTAAAATAAGTAAAAGCACAACAAACAGTGCTCCTGCCACGAAATATCTGGCATTCTTTTTTACAAATTCTACCATTTTCTGAATATCTATGTTATTTGATTTATTATCCTGATTCGTTGAAGCCATTTTTACCAAACCTTTCTGTCACAGACCCGAATTTTGTCTGCGGTATCTATTATGAAAAATGTAATTGTTTCCTATCTGCAATTACAAAAAATTAATCTAACAAACATATTACATAATAGCATTATCTCTGTTTATTGTCAACGAATGGCAGGCTTTTCCAATTCTTAATATTTTATTTCAGAGCAAAAAAAAGATGCCACTACTGACATCTTTTTACTGCGCTTGACGGCGCAAAAGCTGAACCTTTGCAACCGTCACCACTGACAGCGCCTTCCACCAGTTTGAGATCAACCTTGCAATTCTCTCCTGAGTAATTCATCACTAAAACCAGATGATCGTCGTCGTACAAATAGACGGAATTTAGGAACGTATCGACCAACATAATGCGATACGCCTCGTCGTTTATATCTCCAGAGCGGAACCTCTCTAAAAAATAGATAATTTGATCTCGCTCAAACTCTGGCTCTGCTAAGAGCTCGTGAGCTATTCCTTTTTCAATGTCCGCACGATCAGCCTCCAGCTCCATGAGCCGGGTTTTTGTACTCGGGGTAATTATGCCGGCTTCAATGGCTGCCAGCATGTTGCTGATTGCTTTCTCGTTTTCTTTTTGCCGGATCTCCAGCGCGTGAAGGCCGGACTGATCCTTTTCTCTTTTCTGGTACTCCATGACACGATCGGCAATCTGCTCGATCAGTTCGTCGTTGTGTACGATTTTGACAAGCTCACCGACAACAAGGTCCTCGATCCAGTCTTTAGGCACCGACTCCTTCTTGCAGCTCCGGCCGCGCTTGCGCTTCGTACATGAGTAATAGGCGTATGCTTTTCCGGTGTGACTGGTGCCGCCGTCGCCTATCATCGGAGAACCACAAAGCCCGCAAAACAATTTTGTTGTAAGCAGGAAATTTTGCGCCTTGCCTCTGGCCGGTGCGTCGTGGTTTATTTTTAGCATTTTCTGAACCCTCTCAAATAGATCCCGATCGGTAATTATGGCCGGGATCCCATTCTCGACATAAATGTCCTCATACTCATAGACACCAATATATTTTTTATTCGATAGAATACGCCGGAGGCTGTTTTTATTGAATTTACCGCCCCGGCTCGTCCGGTAGCCCTCCGAGTTTAGTCTCTCGTATATATCCTTCGCACGCTCGCCCTCGGCATATTCCTCGAAGATCCTGCGAACGATAGTGGCCTCGGCCTGATCTATCATATAGCGACCGTCTGGGCCGGTTTTCAACCCGAGGCAGGTCTTTCCCAGCGTTTTGAGCTCCAGCGCGCTGTCATAGTTGCCGCGCTTCACGTTCTGGGCGAGGTTTTCGCTGTAATACTCAGCGTAGCCCTCCATTACTGACTCTAATATAATACCCTCCGGGCCGTCCGGTATGGTCTCTTTTGCGTAGAAAATACGGATCCCGTTCTTTTTGAGCTTATATTTATACATGGCTGAGTCGTAACGGTTCCGGGCAAAACGGTCCATTTTCCAGAGCAAAACGCAATTAAAGCGGCCCTTCTCGCTGTCCTTCATCATTCTTTGAAAGTCTGGCCGCCGGTCCACTCGTCCAGTCATTGCCTTGTCGATGTATTCGCCTATGACAATAATGCCGTGCTTTTTGGCGAACTCGTAGCAGTCGCGGAGCTGTCCCTCGATCGACTCCTCACGCTGGCCGCTGCTGGAATATCTTGCGTATATGACCGCCCGTAATGGCTCTACGCCGCAGGAATTATCCGAGCTACCTCCTGCGGCATATTTTCGAGCCGTGTTTTTACTTGTCGGCATTATCCTGAGTGCCTGACTCTATTACGGTATAGCCGTAAGCTCTGGCAGTCTCGGCCGCTGCCTCCCGCTGCTCCTCCAGAGAAGCCTCTGCAAGATCAGGATCCGGCTGTCTGGTATACTCAGCAACCTTCAGACCAACCACCGCGCCGGTGCTGTCGGTGAATTTGTTGCAACAGATCATAACCATGTCAATGATCCAGCCGAAGCCCAGACCGCCGACAGTGAAAATATAAAGGACTCCGGTGCCGACCTTGCCAACATAGAAGCGGTGAGCCCCAAAGAAGCCGAGGAACACACAGAGGGCAAGAGTTACCCACTTGTTTTTATTGGAAGCCACCACGGGGGCAGCAGGCGCCTCCTGAGAGGTGGAACCGGCAGCAGTCTGGCCCGTTTTCTTACTTGTGGAGTAGGAAAGCCCGGTACCCGGGATCCCCACCGTTGTTGTCACTCTGCCGCTGGTGCTGAATGTTTTCTTGAAACCCTTCGGGCCGATTGATATGCTTGCGCTCTTTGCGCTCAGGTTCAGGCGAACACCCGGCGCGATCTTTTTGCTCTTTCTAAATCTCATTCCCATATATAAGGACCTCCTTCGCTTTTATTGTAACCGATCATCGGCCGGAGTTCTGGGCCGGCCGCGTCGGTTATGTAAAATCAAGTTTTATAACATTTCCCTCTCGGGAAGTTCGGGGGCGTTTCTTGTGGTAATTTATGCCATTTTTTGATTGTCCCCTTTTTCGTCAACGCCGAGCGTGCGAAGCACACAAGCCTTGCCTATTGCGTCGGTTTTGCGGTATGCTATGATTATTTCCTTCTCTATATCAGATAGCGGGAAATCATTGACAACCGCCTTTGACTCCCAGCCCATAAGGTACGCCGGAGAACAATTAAAGAGCTGAGCCAGTGAGACGATCGTCTCATGCTTAATGTTCTTTATTTCTCCGCTCTCGTACCGCTGCGCTGTCGCTTCTTTGACTCCTAAATACTCAGCCACTTCTAACAGCGTTTTGCCGGCTGCGAGCCGCCGCTCCTTTATTCGGTCGTTGATCTCGGCCATGTCTGGCACCTCCTTCCTTCTTATTTAGAACACCCTTAGAATATCACAAACTTACGCAAAACGCAACTAATACTGTGCATAATATCAAAAAACTTACGCAAAAAGTATTGACACGCTTGCTTGCTGGTGTTACTATAACCTTACGCAGTAGGTAAGTTTTTAAGAAAGGAGGCACACAATGGCAGAAATTTATAAAACCGACTACATCGAGATCAAAAAGATCATGGCAGAGAAAGAAATCAAAACAATTAAGGAGCTCGCGGAGAAAACCGGGATCAATAGAAACACACTTAGCAACATATTAAACGGGAAAGTGCAGCCCTCGTCCGACGTCATGGAAAAGCTCGTATTTTCTCTGGAGATCCCGCCAGAAAAGGCCGGCCGTATTTTTTTTAGCCTTATCTTACGCACCGCGTAAGTTAGGAAACGGAGGTGCACAATGAAAGCAAAAGACTACTACCCTACTTACAT